GTCAATCTCGTAGAGTTTTCAAAAAAATCCATGTCACTTTTTTTTCTAGTCGGTGTTTTGGTCGGTGGTTTGTTGGTTCGGTGATCGAGTCCGAGGTATTCGCTGCGGGCGTGTTGTTGTGCTGTGCGTTTGTTGTTGATGTATTGCGTTCCGCGTTTGCTGTTGCAGCTTGAGCAGGCTCCGACCCACAGGTCTTGGTCGGTTGGGTCTGATCCTGCGTCGACTTCGATGAGGTGGTCAATTGTTGTTGCGGGTTGTCCGCATCCCCAATGGCATGGGCGTTGCCATTCGGCTAGGAATGCTGCGCGGTTCTTTCGGTAGCTGACTTGGTCTAGGTCTTTTCTTCTGGTCATGGTTGCCCCCTTCTAGCGCGACCCCCCGAGGGGTCTTGCTCTCTTGCTCTGTGAGCGGGTTTGTTGTAATGCTCGCCCCCCGCAATTCAAGTATGTCTCTCAGGTTGCCGGATGTTTGACATCGTTGGACGGTCACCTTTCGTATTTATGGCGTTTAGACGCTGCACAGTCGCTCGGAGGCAGACTGCTCGACCCTCGTTCCCGAGTGTTCTTCCGGCTGAGTGCAATCCCCAACGCGCGCCTGCGTGACTCAATTGTGTCGGCATCTTAGTCCTTGCGTATCCCCTGAAGGATTGCTATGCCGATACTTATCAGAAGGATGTACCACGCGACCACGATCATACGACTGTGCCTAGACCAGGTCTTGTTGGTTCGTAGGCGGTGACCCATTTGTCTTGCCATTGAATTGGTTCGGGTAGGTCAGTCATTGGGTACAGACGGTACATCGGCATCTCGAAGCAGTCGGGGAATGTTTCTTGGTCGTTGTCAATGACAGCTGCACCTGTTGACCAGCCGTGTATGCGGACTTCGTTGTTGCGTACCCTGGCGAAGATGAACTTGTGATCAGGGTTGTCGCGTCGGCGTACCTTGAGTAGCCCGTCGGGGTTTTCAGTTGAGCGCACTTGATAGTTCAACACATCGAATCCGTTCGGGTCTTCGTCGAGGTCTTCCCATTCGAGACCGAAAGCCTTTGCTACTGCGTACTCTGCAACGACTCCTGAAATGCTTGTTTGGAACCAGTTCTGCTCGTGGTATTTGCGTTCGGGTTGGTTCGGTGCCCTGCCCTTTCCAAGTGCCCTTAGACGGCGGTTGACGCCCGCGTAGCAGGCTTCTTGATACTCATCAGGTAGGAGGAACACACGGACTATTTGTTTCATTGGACTCGACCGAGCCGTCCGAGGCGGTCAGCAATAACGTCGATATCGCGTGGACGCCAGAGGTGGTATTCGATACCGGCACCGATGAGGCACCGCGCATACTTTTCTTGTTCGGCGGAGAGTTTGCCGTCGGCGGTTTTGAGTTCGCAGAAGATTACTCCTCGAGAAGGCACCGAGGTTGAGACGAGGACTAGGTCGGGGAATCCGTTGCCGTCAGACCGCCACACGCCTGGACGGGGCGATGAGGGTGAGGCGTGAAAGACCAGCCACTGCTGCATCTTTGCAATCTTGATCACTTGGTCTTGAAAGATTTTCTCTGAGACCGTCATCAGTCTTTGCCAATCATGTATCCGCAGCAGAAGACCGCCGAGATGAGGATGAGGAATGTGAACAGTTCAAACATTAGAACGCCTCCTCAGGTGCTTCGTGCGCAGCTGCTACTTCGCCGTTCTTGAGACTGTCAATGAAATTTGATGCATCTCGTTTTGTCATCGACTGCAAGGATGCCGGAACTGTGCGTCCCATGCTTTTGCAAACGGCGCGGATCATGTTCTGTTGTTTCTCTGACGCAAGGTTTGACGGCTCGGTAATGCTTCCGCCTTCGGACGGTCTTGTGGTCATGCGTTGAACTTTTGACATCTCTTCCCGAGACGGGCGCTTTGTCCAGTCAGTCGAAGAGGCGAAAGAACAGTCAGCGAGCGCCCTTCCGATTGCGGATGTGGCTGCATTCTCGATATGACTCGTCTTGTTCACGTTATTTGACCCACGCAGCTCTTCGGCAAAGTCTGTCGCAATAGGTCGGTCGTCTTCTCGGTCAACATAGATGTCAGCCTGGACAATGACGCGGTCGCCTTCGAAGGTGATGAGTTTTGTGATGACTCGACCTTCGGGATGTTTCTCCCAGAATCTCGCGAGGCGACTGGCAACTGGTTCATAATCCTCAATGCTCATTTTGGCTCAACAATCCATTCGATGATTGCTTTCATCTCGTCGTTGTAACTCATCGTCGGGTGACGCATCCGTTCGGCTGCGTTGCGCATAGTCATGATAAGAGCGATTGCTTGAGAGACTGTGGAGCCTTCTTCGAATCGCATTTCTCCGTCAAGTTTGACTGACAGATTCATAAGACGAGCAATGATCTCGTCGGTTGTTAGTTCCATAGTGTTTCCCTCACTTGTTTTGTTACGACCCTGAAGTCGCTCTCCAATGCCCGAGACCGCCATTGTTGTAGAGATATCGAGCAACCCTGACATTACACGACGGATCCTGTAACACGCGGATGACGTCTTGTTTCTTACAGACTGCCCGTGTCACGGTTTGCCAAGAGCCTTGAATCTGCATGAGACCGACATCTGGGCGTCCGTTCTTGCGGAGTGCAGAAACGCTTTTCGGGTTGCAACGTGATTCGCGGTACATGATGCGAGACATGACCGGCACGACTTTTGCGGGGAAATGCTTCCGAAGGAGCGGTTCCCATTTAGGGCACGAAAGAGCAGCTGCGGATGCTTGGCTAGGGATGGATAATGCGGTGATGAGGGCGATTGCCATGATTCTCTTATTCAACCTTTTCAACTTCTGTTGGCGGAGACCAGGTCAGCCAGGGAGCGCGCCTTGTTGCGACTGTGACTCTGATGTGTTCTCCTGTTGCCAGATCCGTGAAGATCTGGACGAGGGTTAGTTTGTCTCTTGACACTAACGGAAGGTATCCCCAGGTTGGGATCATTGGTTGACCTCGTAGAAAGCCTGAGCAAACCGTTGTGAGCAAAGGGATCGAAACTCCATGTCAGTTTCAGGAGAAAATTCTGAAAATTCTGGAATTAGGTTGACCGCGCTTTTGTGCAGGAAAGCCAGTGAAGGTTTAGGTCTGCCTGGTCTAACGTAAAGGGGCAATTTCGGGACTTCTTCCCATTTTTGGTAGACGCGTTCAGGCTTGTTGAACTTGCCCCATAACGCAGTGCGCTTAGTCCAAGGGCTGCCAAAGTGCCAAGGCTCATAAGTCATCGTCGGTTCACCTAGGTACTGCTTCAGACTTCCGCTTGCAGGATTTTCAATTGCCCAGAAATGCGGATTGCATTCTTCAATAATTCTTTGACATTCGCGAACTAAAAGAAGTCCTTTTTTGTGATCTCCTTTTCGGTCGCCAGTAGCAATGCTGAACTCTGTGCATACGGGGTTAGCAATAATTCCATAAGTGTCGGCAGGTGGATGGTAGTTCTCAACGCCAATGTCGCGGCCAATTAGAATTACTTTGTATCCGTTGTTGCGATAGATCTGTGTATCTGATCCGGTGTCGGCGCATAGCTGCAGGATTGTTTTGTTCATGGTCGGTTAGCCATCATCTTTAGAAAGAGCCAGCAGGCGACCCATCCCATTATGAAACTGTAGATGAATTGTGTATCGGTCATTGCGTTTCCCTTCGCTCAACTTGTCCTGATGTTGTAACACAAGCGCGAGCCAGATTGGCGGATTCGACCCCAGACGCAAGCAAGGGAAACAAGAGAACGTCTGGGATCTGGCTCAAGGAGAATGACATCCTCGGGCGTTCTTAGGCGTTAGCCGACAGGCTTTGCCATAACTGCGGGCGGTTTATCTCCGCAAACATACTGCCAATGCCACGCTTCAAATTCAGGTGATTTGGGGTCTGAGCCTTGAAGGTAGAAGCCATACTTCGGAGCGTTGGCGCACATCCAGTCGAAGCACTTTCCGCCCATCGAGACGAGCGCACCGTCTTTTTCGTAGCCGACATCTATCGCTAGACCGAAGCCGTGATTTGATGTGCCTGGAACTCCGCTCGGTGATTTGCCAGGCTTCAGGTACCACAGTTTGTCTTGATATTTGCGCGTGACTTGTGGTTTGCGTCCGAGGTCTTTGAGGCTGTAACGATCACTGAACATTGCTAACTGTCCATCGAAGGGACGGTAGTCGCCTACATTGCGCAACTTGAATCCAGCAGCGAGGCAATCTGCGTAAAGTTTGTTGAAAGCAGCAGCTGCGCCTGTCCACATCTCTCCGCCCGTCTTGACCTTTTTGAGCATTGCAGGCGTCAGATTGCCGTTGCCAACTTTTGCAACCTCGGCGGGTAGGACAAGTTTCTTGTATGGGTAGACCTTAGGGGGGGTCATACTGGCGGGTCTTTTGGTTTGTCTTTGAGACCGTTGCCTGCAAGTAGCCCGATTAGTCCACCGGCAAGGGTCATGAGCATTGGGGAAAGAATTGCCCAGGCTTCAGAGTCGTTTGGGGCTTGCTCGGTTGGCTGTACCACGAAGAGCAGTCCGTAGAGAAGGGCAACGATTGAGAATAGGAACGCGCTCGAGAGGCATACGCCGACGACAAGAATCAGTCGGGCTTTTATTTCTTCGTTGCTGAGTCTGTTTTCTAGTTTCATTCGCATTTGCTTTCTATGAATGATTTGTTGGCTGTGTCGGTTGTTGCGCAGTTATGGCGTACACGATCCGCGCAGGCTGTGAGGGGTAGCAAAAAAAGCAATAAAACTAGGGTTTTTTGGGTCATGCTGTGCCTATGTCCTCAACTGTTATTTGTCCAGGTATTGTTGAAGACCTTGTTAACACTGGCGTACCAGTAGTAGTTGATGCGTTTGAAGTACCAACAATAGTGACGCTGCCAGCCGTGAGAGTTCCAACATAAGTAACGGTCAGTGCTTCGTAGATTGTGCTTGCTGCGTTAGTCTGGACAATACCTGCTTGTAACTGTGTACCTGCTGCGTTAGTTAGGCGAATCTGACATGAAACTAAAGAATTTATCGTTGATGGCGATTGTACTTGTGGCTCGTAGTAAGTAATCCGATAATTACGCCCAGCAACAGCCGTAAAAGTAACAGTCATACCAGTCGAAATAACGACAGAAGTAGTAATTGTGTAACTTGTTGTACTGCTTGCGGTAGCCATAATGCCACGCGGGAAATTGTTTTGCTGCTGAGCCGTCAGGATTGCCCCTGAAACAAAGTCGGTGTTAGGTGTGATTGCCATGTTGTGTCTCCTTTAGAAACTTAAAAGGTTAGTAGTAGAAAGAGTACCGAATATGTCGTCGTCAAGCGTGAAATACGAATTGCCGTCTGTTGATTCCATTGTAAAAGTGACCAGGTGTGAGCCTTTGCCGATTCGGTGTTCAATGCCTGAAACAATCAAAGTTTGCGTTTCTGAAAGTGGCGTACCCGTCGTGAAGTCTTTTTGGACGCTGATGATTGACGTCATGTCAATGGCGAAGATGGTCGACCATTGTGCCGAAGTAAGAGCTGCAAGTTGACAAGTGATGCCTGTAAACCGAAGGACAGGGTTGACGTATTTTCCAAGAAGGTACGCGCCGAGACCGTTGACTTCTGTTGTTGTTGAGTTGAGGAGGTTGAGAAGGTTGTAGTTC